ACTATACCTACTGTTCCTCCCGAAATAACCTGATTTGTTAAAATATAAGAAATTCCTGAATTATTTGATGTTGTCCCTACAGCCAAAAAATCAATATATCCTAATCTACTGGTTAAATCTTCCCAGTTATAGCTCGCTATTGCTGTCTGCTGTGCCTGAAAAGTTGGAGGTATTATTTTTGGCTCTGTCATTTTAAGATTTTATTGCGAGATATGATTTAATTTTGCCGTCATCAATCTTGTTCATTCCCTGAGCCAAAACATTCTGGAGGAAATTGAGCCTTAATGCTGCTCCTGTTAAACCGATTGCTTCGGGCTGGTAGCTTATTATATACTGGGCGAGTTTAGCCTCTTCAATCTGCCCCAAAATCTCTTTTCCCGACGCTGTTAAAGAAGCGTAGTTTGTTATGCAGTCATATCTTGCCTGTGCGCATATTTCCTGCTCAATCTGGTCTGACCAGTTTTCAAGCTGTGTAACATCGAGAACTATCGAAGCATTGGCATTCGCCCCGGCTGTTTTAATGCATGCCCCGCTTGTTGTGAAAGTAAAACTCATTCAGATTGAGAGTATCCTTATGTTTTTAGATTTTTCTTTTTTAGCAAGCCATGCGGCCCTTATAATTCCCTCAACAATATGGGTGTATCTTCCGTAAATTTTAACTCTTGTCAGTCCATGCGAGTCCTGAACTAAATCCCATTGAACAGAACGGAAAGAGGCTTTAACATCATCCCTGTTGAAAAGCTTAATTTCTCCTTTCTCACCCATTGACCTTAGATTATCATGCATATCTTCGTTAAATAATCTCTGCCCATTTCTTTCATTGTTAATGGAAATCTGCCTGTTGTTCATAGCAATTATTCTTTTTCTCATGTTTGGCATCTTTTGCACATGGTCGTAAACACTAACTCCCAAAGTTCCGCTTCCTGCATCTATTCCGCCTTTTAGAGCTTTCCATTTGTTCATAAATTCACAAACTAAGTCTTCATTATCTGTAGTGAGCAGCAGCTTTCTTGTATAATGGTCTGCATGCATATATTTTGTATTGCTTATTGCTTTTATGGTTTCTGCGGTAAATTCATCACCACCCATTCTGGCCAAATCGAAACCACAGTAAAAATCTCCTTCTCCTCCTATTGGCTGACTCTGAGCAATCGAGCAGACTTTCTCTATCCAATCATCGCTGTATAACTGGTTTTTATCAAGAGCTGCTATTCCCAGATATTCCTGTGCATAAACCTTTTCTGACATGTCGTTTTTTTCCTCTTCTAAGTGAAGCCTTAACGATTCTCTATTTTCTTCCGTCCATCCCTCAGTTATAGGTCTGTCTCTTAAAACCTCTTCCGTATTCTTTTCCCAGACTTTAAAACGGCTTTTTGGGTCTTTATCTATAATTGCTTTTTTATAATTTTCCCAAAAATAACCCTGTCTTCCGTTGAATGTTCCCCACATCCAAATTCTTCCGCCAGTTGTTGCAAGAATAGGTTTAGCAGCATCAAAAAATATATCCGGCTGGAAAGGAGCCTCATCAACCATTAATATCTGACCTTCAAATCCTCTGGCGCTGTTTCCTGTTGCTCCGACAGGTTTAGCTGACAAAATTCTTCTATTTTTATTTACAACCATAACTAATTGGTTTAGTGTCGGCTTGTCTTTTCCCTTTCCTACATATCCTTTATATTTTTTTATAGCATAATCTGTCGCAAATGCGATTATAAGCTGTGCTTGGTCTTCAGTAATTGATGAGCATACTATCTGAGATTTAGGATGTGGGTTGTGATGTGTCATTAACCATTCAACAGCTTTCATAGCAAATAAATGAGTTGCTCCAATTCTTCTCCCTTTAACTAACATTATATGGTCTGTTTCATCTTCCATTATTTCATTTTGCCATGGATCCAACACAATCATGCAAAAGTCATGAGGAGATAGTTTATAATTTTTTTTAAAATTTTGTCAGTGAGGTTAAGCATTCATATATACTAAATCATCAACTATCGGGTCTTTATTTCTATCTGCTAATCAATGCGAAGTTAATCGGTATACCGATTAACTATTAAAAGTGTAGTGGCTAAATGTAGTGGCTAAAAGCGGTATTCATTTGCACTTAGGTTAGCTAAGTTATACGCACACACAACAGTCAGACAATTCCTCCCCTCTTTAACTCTTGACGGGCTTCTCGAGAAGCCCTATTTTGCCTCGAGGCAAAATACAAGAGTTAAATTCACCCCTCCTTGTCTTCCTCCCCCCCATCCCCCCACCAGGACAGGTTATAAGGGAACAGGTTGAGCAAACCCTTTAACTTATCTGCGAACGTAGTGTAGTGGCTAAAAGTAAATGTAGTGACTAAAACGCTTCGCGTTTTAGAAGTTAATAAAGTATTTAGATTTTGCGAGCGGAGCGAGCAGATAAGTTAAAGCAAAACAATGCATTAGAACATCAAAAAGTATTTAAAGTCCAGTCAAGTAAGTAAATTATCCCAGTATGGATATAGTTAGTTTTCTGTAGAAAGTAGAGTAATAGTAAGGTAATACGTATGTATGTATAGTCTTTCTTTCTTTGGTTCTTTCTTTCTTTAAGAGAGACATACACCAACATTTAAATACAGGAGATATGTATGATTATTGTGACAAAGATACATACGACACTTACAGCGGAAGATTACTTAATAAAATCAGCAAAGGAAAAGGGTTTTAACATTTCAGAAATATTGAATAGAGCACTTTCTGATAAACTTAATGTTAAAGAAGCAGTTGAGAAATCAGAAGTTCATAAATGTTCAGTCTGTCAAAAAGAGATTAATGCAGGATATATATGTCAGCAGAATAAAGTTGTGATATGTGATGAATGCGAGAAATCATGGAATTATAAAAAATGCAATGTAGATTCAGATGAGCTTAATGGTAATGGTATTCATTACCATATAAGATTTGGATTTGTTAAAAACGAATTTGGAAAGACAATTAAAGATATAGAAAAAAGAGAGGCTGACGCTCAATTTGAAGAACTAAGATGAGGCTTCTAAAATCAGTTAATAAAATGACTCATCACGAGCTGATTAAGCTTAAAATGATGGTTGATGCACGGGTTGAGGAATTTAAGCTGAAGAAAAAAGCCCGGAGAAGAGCTCTTGATGATATTAAAAAACACTGGGGTGAAGATGACGCCTGAAAATCAGCATACTGCTCCACTATGCCCTAATTGCTCTGAAATTATGAATTATCAGGGTTGGAAATTCTGGAATTGTCCAAATTGCAAAAAAAAATATAAATTAAAAATAATAAAAAGTGAGCTTATTGAGGTGGTAATTCCTCCTGAGCTTCAATAAAGCCAGACTCTCTCAAAGCTTCAATATGAGCCTTCAATTCTTCGACAGTTGAATAATATATCTTGTGTCTTGCTGTAGCCTTTCCAAACTCATAGCTGTGGGGCTTTTCCACTCTTGTAAGCACTAAGTCATGCCTAACCTCATAAGTCCCCTGTGGAGCCTTCTGCTGAGCAATTTGAGGCTGTTCTGTTGAACTCTTCATACTTACAAGGTTCTTATACTGTCCCTTCTGCTCCAATTCAAGCTCGACAACATCCCCAATCTGAAATTTTGAATGTTCAGGCTCAAAGCTGTTATAATTCTTCCCATCAACCGTGAAAGTGAGATATGGAGCTCCTGTCTTAGTTTTGGCTTCTGCCTTCTTCTCAATTCTTCCTATAATTTTTTCCATCTTTATTTCTGTTCTGAAATCTGCCTACCATGACCTTGACCCTGACCTTGACCATAACCATAACCATAACCCTGACCTTGACCCTGACCCTGACCATAACCCTGACCTTGACCCTGACCATAACCCTGACCTTGACCAGAGTTTCCTAAGTAAGCATTGATTAACCATTTTATTTCTGTTCTGAAGGAAGAGCCCAACTGACTTCTGTAACATCAAGGATAGCCCCTTTCCCAATTATAACATTTGCATTTTTTGGGTAGGGTTCAACTTCGTTGAATATTCCTTTTTCCACAGTATCCGCCCATCTTGAAGTCTCAGGTATCCATGCACAATTAGTAAAGACTAATTCGCTGTCATAGATATCGACGAGCTTCCCTGTATATATCATCGTAACAGTTCTCACAAGATATTTTTTTCCTATCTTATATGGTGTTTCTTTTTTCATTTTTTTAACCTCCTTTCAGTTTTATGAGTGATATAATAAATCAATCCATATATTCCAAGCACAAGAATAACAAAGAAGACCCAATCGTTTTCAATGCTTCCAAGAAAGTTGGCAAAACATAAAATTAAAATAACCCATAGGAAGAGTTCAATTAATCCATCAAAAAATTCAATCATTTCCCCACCTCTTTTTTCTTCTGACATTTCGGACATAAAATAATATCTTTTAATACTTTCTTATTCCATACCTTTACACAACAATTAGTATTAATTCCTTCAAATTGAATTTTCTTTCCGCATCCCTCTTTCTTTTTTGGCTTGAAATCATAATCTAATTTCTTAACATCATTCTTATCATAATTTGTCTGCCCCGAAGTATTATGACCAAGAGAAGGGGCATCCCCTAATTCCGATGTCTCGGACTTCCCTTGGTGACTATTATTCTCCCCGAAAGCTTCGGAGAAGATTTTATCTACATCATTTAAAATAGAATTTCTAATCTTTTGCATTCTTGGTTCAAGTAAAACATAACTTCCTATTTCCTCTTTCAATTTATCCTGAACTTCTTTTATCTTTTCTTTTTGGGCTTGTAGTTCATCGATTTCTAAATATGCTTCTCCTAACATTTCTTGAATATCTTTAAAGACTATGTCATGTTCTGCGATTTCTTTTTCATGTTCTTTTTCAAGGAGTGAGAGAGCTTCATCAAAATGTCTTAAAATAATTTCTCCAGAATTACCCCAATTTCTGGCATTATAAAATATTCTTTTTCTTAGTTTTAATATTTCTTCATTATGTTTTTCAGTCATCTTTCAAATCCTCCTGGGTGAGATTGAAGAACTCCATAAGTAACTCTATTTTTTCCATATTTATTATCTTTCTTTCTTCAGTTCCATAAACACAGGTTCCTAATGGGTCACCTTTCTTTTTATAATTAAGATTTGGCTCTATACCAATAGTTCTATCTTTCTTAATTTCCTTAACCCATTTCACAGCTTCGGCTTTTATCTCTTTAATCATTTCTGCATAACAATATACATTATATTTTTCTGAAACTATTGTTATTTCTTTCAAAGTTTTTAATTTAGTATCCGACATTTTTCATATGCTCCTTTAATAATTTAATTGCCTGAGTTAAAATTTCATCAACATTCTTGGCTTTACATCTGAATTTAATAGCCATGATTTGGTCATGTAGTTTCTGACTTATCCTTATGGAGTTAGTATTTTGTTTAGCCATGTAGAATAGTGGTAATTACCATTTATAAATCTTTCTAATTATACTTAGGTTCCCGACGACAAACACCTAAGTGAAAAGAGGTTTAAGAACATCTCCGACATTAATATATGCTTCTGCAACTGGTTTAAGAACATCACCAACATTAACATACATTTCAGAGATAGGCTTCATAACATCTCCAATATTGATAAACTGGCCTGTTCCTGTTGGTGGTTCTCCTCCTGATGCAGTTCCGTAAACTTCAAAGGGCAGGTCATTTGTTGCTCCCGCACTCCATGAAGAACCTGAATTAATGCTCACACAATAGTTTCCCCCTGCATAGCCGTCAGTGGTGTTTCTTATCCATCTAAGTTCATTAGCACTTGAAGTTTCAGAAATTCTTACAACAATAGCATATTTAGTTGATGCCTGAATTTCATAAGCTGACATTGTAATTTCAAACCAGTCTCCGGGATATGCTCCGGGGACACTTCCTCCGTCAAATGTTCCTGAACTTAAATCTGAATCTGTAGGCAGTCCATTAACATCAACTGCTCTTATGCTTACAGTTACAGTTCCCGGGTCTCCGGGAGTATAACCTTTTATTTTTACAGAAGTTATATCAAAGTTTTCATTAGTTGCAACCGTTCCCACTGTGAAAGTTTGTGCACTCCATTGAGCCCCATAAGTAGAAGCCCATGATTCCCCATCTGCAAAATTTTCATATAATGCCATTTTAAGTGTAAATTAAAAACAAAGTCCCCTGAGTATAATTAGCGACAGTAATGCCTGAAGAAGTTGTAGCAAAGACAGCATTGGGAACATAAGCAGCTAAAGAAACTGTCTGGTCGCTTGTTATTCTAACCCCTGCAAATGAGGCTATGCCTGTCTGAGTTGTGTCTGCTCCGTGAGGGTCTGATGTATCTCCTATATGGACTGCCAGAGCCGAAGAAACAGAGTTAGATAAATTTGTAACATTTGCCATTGAAGCCCATAATGCGTTAGATGTGAAATGAATTGTAGCATCTGAAATATGTGATGTATAACTACTTGAGAAAGCAGCTATATCCACACCATCAACCGTTCCGGAAACAGCAATATTCCCGCTAACATCTAATGCCTGATTTGGAAAAGGAACACCAATACCAACCCTGTCATTATCAAAATCAAGATAAAAAAAGTTGCCAAAAATGGTATAAGTATCCATAACATTGTTAACCTGCACAGCAAAGTCAGCAACCTGTGAGGCATTAATTGTTATGCCTGTTCCTTTATCCCATGCAGAAAAGACAGGGTCTGTTTCAGCAGTTAAATATCCTGCATTATTAACAAACTGAGAAACATTCTCTCCCGCTTTTGCATATGAAAGAGCACCGCTCAGAGCATTAAATATCGGGTCGGTTTCTGTTCCGGCAGGAACATTAGTCAGACCAGAGGCATCAGCGTAGAGTTTTCCAAGAACTCTAACATCATTTGTAAAATCATCATTTAATCCCCGTGGAACATGTGTCATGCTAAAAGCAAGAGAATGAAATTAAATAAATCTTTCTATGCAAGAACCTTAAGAAGAACAACCTGCTTTGGCTCATGAAGTTCTGTAACTCCATACTCACAAGCTGTTATAGTATCTCCCTTAAATCTATCAACCTTGGTGTCCGTTTCCAAAGCCATTAACTGCTTCCATGTTGCGCAAGTCTGAGGAACTACAAACAAAGCATAGCTGACATCCACAACCGATGAGGTTATAACTCTTACGCCTGCAGGATTTCCAATCTGTCCGTTAAATGCGGATTGTCCTGCTGATTGAGCCTGTGCTCCTTTTTCATAGATATAATGAAGTATTGCGGGTTCTACATCTGGATGGATAACAACTGCGAAGTCAGAGGCATTATCATAGTAAGCTTTAACTTGAGCTTTCATCTTAGCCAAGTCTTTTATTATTGCTGCACTTGTTTCATCCCAGTATCCGCCCTGTAATGTTCCACTTTGAATATTTGTGACTGATAGATTTTCAGAAAGAACTTCATAGATTTCAGCATCAACTGCCTTGGCAACACCCTCAGCAATTCTTAACACAGTTCTGTTTCTCATATCAATATTGCCCGAGATTATATCCTCATGGTCTATTGAAGAAGCTAAACCATATTTCTGTATTCTTGAAGCCACCTGTTCCCAACTTAAAACAGCATTAGGAAAGTCTGCTCCTCTTGGGATGCCTTTTATTGCATTACCGCTCTGTCCTGTTGGAACATCTGTCTGCTCTCTGAAAAAGTAATCCTTCCAAGAAGATGAGCTCACGACTGAAACTAACTGCTTGAATTTGTAGGAATAATTTGCAATCTGCTTAATAGCTAAATCATAAGCTGTTGCTCTTAATGTGTCCTCTCCTGTTTCGTAGAATACCATCTAAGGTAAAACCTCCACATTTATTGTTTCGTTAGTTGTTGCGTCCTCGTTTGCAACTCCAACAATTATCGCATATGAACTGGTTAAATCTGCATCTAAGCAAGCCATAACATAATTACCGGGAGCTGCTGTTTTAACGAACTGACCTTTTGTAATTGCTCCGCTTGCAACTAATTCATAAATTGCCCCTTTATCAGCTGTAATAGAAGTCTCAGTATTGAAAGAAGTATCAGTAGACATGTTTACATCAGCGTGGGCAAAACCCTTAAAGACATCTCCTGTTCCCGTTGATGCAGTTAAAGTCTGGTCTCCGGATAAAGTTAGAAATGTTCCTTTTGCTATTCCTGTGCCTGTTGCACAAGTATATCTTCTGGAAACTAAAACAGTGTTATCTCTTAGAATTGCCTCTCTTGACATGCAGTTATTCGGTGAGCCGAATATTTAAATCTTTCGCAGAATAAAGATTTGATATAATTTAACTGCTAATCCTGCGAGAATTGAAAAACAAACAAAATAATAAAAAAATTGTTCTGTCATCTTATATTAATTCCTGAGTATAATCTCCCATTACCCCGATTTTATCGTCTTTAATTCCTATTACATGGAGAACAACACCGGGAATTATGCAGTTGGAAACTCCCCTCTCAAATTCTACTGAGGAGAATGTGGATGGTATCTTGGAAGCCTTGTCTAAAATATCCTGAGGAATTTTTTTGCATCCAAATATTTTTCTTAAAGCAAAATGTCTGGTGTTCAGTCCGAATCTTTTAAATCCATATTGAGTGTTTGCTGTAATCCCGAAGAAAGTGCAGACTTCGGCAAGAGCTTCTTTAGGAAAAACATACTCATAAGCTCCCATTACCGACGGTCTCAATGCCCCCTGAACTAAAATCATTTCTTCTTTTCCTGTCGTATTGTTAATTCTTCTGAATTTCCAGTATGCGCACTGGGCATGGGCTTTCCAAAGTTCAACCTGTTCAAATTTCCCCCTGATATAAAAATCTAAATGCATTTTATTTTTTATGAAATGCAGAAACCATTTCAGTTGCTAAATCCTGCGCCTGTTTTTGTTTTACCTGTTCAGGAGTTAATTTTAAATCTCCTGCGTCAGTTTTTCCGCTTAAAATATTTCTCGCATACATTTCCTCCTCCCTTCTCATTATAGCCTCTCTTCTATCATTCTCGGCTTTGAGTTGGTCCCTTGCTTCCCTTGCTTCTTCAAGAGGCGATTTTCCCTGCTTTGTTTGAGCTGCTTCTTCCTGCGTTTGCCCCTGAGGCGGTATTTGTATTTTTGGCTCATTATTTTCTGTCATGTTTTAACCTCCTTACATTTTTTAAAAATTTTAGTTATCTTTTTTTCAAATCTTTTCATGAAAGAAAGTTTATAAGCTTTATTCAAATCCAACCAATCTTTATCTGTTCTTGGTTTTGAATTAGTTGAATATCCGTCTAAAAATCCTGCTTTATACATTTCCATTAATGCTTCTCTGTCTTCTATTATTTCTTTTTTATTTTCCATGCTGTTTTACCTCTTCTTTCTCGACTGCTCCATCTTAACCCCTGTGAGCCATCCGATTATTGTAGATATTGAAGCAGTAGTCCAAGAGTCAATATCAAATGCTCTTAGAACTATTAAGCCAATTAAAAGAAAAGCGATAATCCATGTTTTAGGAATATCAGGAAGTTTCATCATTAATCTCCTGCTCTAACATTTTAAGAGCGGCCACATTTGCCGGAATAGGCGATGCAGCATATATTAAAACCTGCTGTCTCCTTGAAGCTAAAGCTGCTCTCTGTTTTTCAATTTCAAGCATTATCTTTTCGTCTCTTCCCGTAAGAAGTGTTAAAGGCGATATTATCTTTCTTCTTTTCAGTTTTTCCTCAGCTTCATTAAGAGATAATTCTATTTGTGCAAGCTGTCCCATAGCAATTATAGGGTCTCCTCCATATTGAACATTACTTACAATATAACCCATAGTCTCGCCATACTTTCCGACTTCTGCTTCTATATTTGCAACTCTGCTCGCAGTTATTCCTCCCACACTGCTTAATCCTCCAAATGCTAAAAGTCCCCTAATAGTTCCTGAACTTGCTCCTATCTTGGAAGTTATTGCTTTTGTAACACCTCTTAAAGCAATTCTTTCTGATGCAAATGCAATCACAGCCGACCCTGCTAATGCCCCTCCTGCTAATGCCCCTCCTGCAAGAGTTACAGCTCCTCTTTGTTCTGGTGTTAATGCATTTGCCGGATTAATTTCAGTTTGAGGAAGTCCTATAATATCACTAATTCCCCTTGACTCTGCAGCTGTTCCGACTGCTGATAATAAGCCGTTGTCTTTTTCAGGATTTATTATTTCGGGTGTAGTCTGTCCTGCCTCTTGAACTTTTTTAAATTGTTCAACCTGTGCAGCTTTCTCCTGAGGTGTTATAGCCTTAACTCCCCCCTCAGAAATTATCTTAGCCTTTTCCTTTTCCTGTTTATATTCCTCGGCAGTAACAACTTTATCATTGATTTTTAATGTTGGAGCATTAGACTTAGGCTCATAATTCTCAAGAGAGACACCTCTATCTTCCTGTATCTTAGCCAGTTCATCTGTCTTGTAAATCTGCCCTGTTTTTTTATTTATTTTTGCCATCATTGACCTCCTGAATATTGAAGTTTAGTCTGACCTGTGTTTTTCTGCTCATCTGACTGCACATTGTCCATAATATTTGGCTGTCTTCTTATCTTTATTCTTATTCCCATCTGGTTCCATAAGTCACTTTCAATCTCGTTTGCTTCTCTTGTAAATATAGGGTCTGTATTTGCCCTGTCCATTTTAGCAGCTGCCTCCGTATTTTCAGCAGTTCCGCTTATAACACTCTTTGAAACTCCAAGCTGTTTGTAAAATTTATCTTCAAGATTATTAACATATAAAAGCCATGCCTGAGCGGGAGGTGCAGGAGCAGGCTCGAGTCTTGCCTCTTCCGGTTTGCATGTTAAAATCAAAACATCTCCTTTGGCTATTCCTGTCGCCATATCTGTTTTAAGTTTGGTCTGCCTTGCCTCATCCTGTTCATCAACATAGAAAATAAGAAGTGAAGATTTATGCATCATCCTCTTCCAGTCAATATAAGCCTCTTTAAGAGCCGTGCATACCCATTCAACTGCAGAAGTCACAGATGTTCCGTGAGGTTCATCCAAAACTCTATCATTGCAGAAATGCAGTATCTCATTCGGCTTGAATGTTTTAATTTCTCCGTCTCCCTGCGTGTATTCGTATTCTTCTATAGTTCCTTTATTGCTTATTATATGCTTTACTCTTCTCGGGTCAAGAACTTTGAGATTAATCAAAGTCCCCTCATCATTGTTTATAATTTCTGCATAAGAGTCTCCATTGAATTTTTTTACAACAAACATGTTCCATAAAATAGACATGCAGGTGTCCTCACCCCATCCTGTGATATTATCCAGCATTGTTTTTGTTCTGATGTCTGCATCGTAGCCCTGCCCTATTATCCATGTTGCAAAATCATTTATCGCCGCCCTGTATTCTCCGATCTCGTAATAAAAGCCGTAATATTTTGCAGAATTGGGATTTGACCATTCATTCCTCTTTCTTCCAAGAGCTCCATCTGTGTTTTTCTGCGGAACTTCATAATTAAAGTCCTTGACATTTCCGAAGTCTGTCGTTGTTATGTTTCCAAGCATTAAGTCGCTCATCTTTGCATCCTCGCTGTCAGTTTATAGATTGCGTTAGTTAATTCCTGAATTGCTTTTATTAACAAATAATCTTTATCTTCCAATTTATAACTTTCATTCTCTTTCAATTTTGTTGTAGCTTCTATTTTTTCCATTTTATATTTCTATTTTGAATGGAACCGATATTTTTAATTGTGAGGATTGAAAAGTTGTTCCTGCATCCAATGGGTCAAAAGTCAGCCCGCTATCTCCCCCTCCTTCGGTTAAATTTGTTGTAACACTTAATCTTAATTTTTCTCCTATTTTTATATGTGTTGAAGCAATAGGTAATTTAAACAATATGTCTGCATAGCTTGAGGAACCTATACCTAAAGAACCTGAATGTGAAAAAAAATCAGTTCCCAAAGATGTCTCTGTCCCTACGGCATCAACTAAATATAAAACAACTGTTACAATCGCAGTTTCAGTCTGAGTTGTTGCAGTATCATTAATTATTGAAGATGGAACATGAATATAACAATCTCCTTTTATTGTTGCCGGAAGATTAAAAACGCTCGTATCAAAATTAAGTTCTGTTGAGCCGGACTCATTAACTATACTTGTTGTTCCTCCCGAAATAACCTGATTTGTTAAAATATAAGAAATTCCTGAATTATTTGATGTTGTCCCTACAGCCAAAAAATCAATATATCCTAATCTACTGGTTAAATCTTCCCAGTTATAGCTCGC